ACTTCCGTAAGTGGTTTCCTTGTCTTCCATCTCACCAGTATTTTTATTTTTTAACTTATATTTTATTGGTGTATCGTCTGGTATTTTTTCATCTTGTTCTAATGCTAGAATAACATTATCTACGACATCAATATCTATACCCCTTTTCAAACAGATTTCTTTTAACAAAACCAAATGATAATCGTTACCAGGATTTGGCACACCATTAGGGACAATTCGTCTCCAATCTATAAAAAGTTTTCCTAAATCAAAACTCATAATCTTTTAAAGTACCGTAGGTTTTTCCAACTTTTGTGTGAACGATAAAATTATCTTGTTGTAAGATTTTTTGAATCTCATATATGGTTTCCTTACCATCTTCCTTTGAATAATCAAATAAAAAGCTGTCGTAATTATAATGAACTATTTTTGTTTTCTTCTCTAATAAATATGTATGTAATTCGTTTAAGATGGTTACATTCCGTTCAGTTTCATACGCCTGTATATAATAATTAAATAACTTCTGAGCATTTAGGTCACCTAAATTAACTCTTCTCATTGGTCGTTTATAAATATGTGTCTCAATGTTATTCCGAGTGATATATTCGTCATAAAGAACTTGTATTAGATGTTTAACCTTTCTGAAAAAACGACTTTTCTTTAATACATCATCTTTTATACCACCATACAAACTTTGAAAAGTTATAGTCTTAGCATCTTCTGGTAAAACACCAAGGTCCCTTGATAATGTTTCATAAACTGACGTATCCCCAAAGTCATGTTCGACCAACTTAGCAATCAACCTTGGATGATACGACTCAAAATCAAATTCCACGAATACATCGTTAAGTGGTGAAAAGGCTTTTCTCATTTCAGGTGTAAGAGCAGCAAAGTTAAGATTATGTATAGAGTTAGATGGTCTTGATGTGGTGGTAAAAAAGTTATAATTCTGATATATCTTCTTTTTATGAATATACTTTAACATATGTTCACCGAATATTTTGGTAAAGTCTGTATTGACTCCAATACCATTCATTTCTATATCTCCAAATGCTTTTATAAAATCATTATGAAATTTTTCAAAATGGTTTCCATATGATTCTCTATATCTTGGAACTGATTCAGATAACTTTTCCTTCATTTTGTCTAGTGGATAATAATAAGTAAAATCATCTTGATCATAAAAGTTATCCCATTGAATATGATCGAGTGGTTTATTTGTAAACCAATAATTCAATATATCAGCACAATATATTTTTTTATCGGAGAATAGATAATTACAAGCAGATTTCCAATCATCAACGAGTAGTCCACTTTCATCGTACCACATTACCGTTAGTTGTTCCTCATAATGGTCAGCATAAACTACTTTATGTTCTAACGCATCATACATCAGGATTATTTCGTTTAACGGATGAGATTTAGACCAGTTGGGCTTAGAAGTAACCAATTTAATCATATGTTAAGATACAAAAAAAATATAACAAAGTCAAGGTTTTATTATTTAATACCCTAGTTTCTTTTTAACCCATCGACTACCCAGATCCCAAGCTGTTTCTGCATTTTCAACAATATTTAATGCTTTTTTGCCAGCTTGCAAATGATCTCCAACTGCTTCTGTAAATTGTCTATCGTAGTCTTTCAGAAAAATTTTGTTTAAACTATTATTAGCGTATATATTAGTTACTTCATCTACAAATTTATCTACACTTATACCAGGTATTGTAAAAAAATACTCTGGTAAAAATACAAGATTGTTTATCGTCTGACCTTGAAATGGTAAGTTAAATTCAAACAAAAATGATGTCACTGGATCATCTTCTTCATTCTGTACAATTGGTGATAATTGAAACCCAAAACTTGTTAGAATCATACCACTTTTTACTTCCAGTTCATTTAAACCTGGAATACTTGGTACAACTACTTTTCCTTTATCATTTCCTCCAGATACAGCTTTGCCATCCATATTTACAATCGGAGTGTCGTTAACATATTTATCAAAAAATTGTTTAGAATATGTTCTTTTAGCTAAATGTTCTAATACAGCAAAAAGTCTATTATCGGTGACATTTGCTACGGCTGTTCCAGCCTGAGCTCCATCTATGTATTCACCAGCAGCATTTGGATTATCATCTGCTACTTCTAGTCCATCATCTTCAGCATCTTCAACAAGTCCAACTAAAAATATAGTTGGAAAGTCCGTTCCTTCTCCAAATATTAATCCACCATCTTTTGGATTATACATTTCTTCTATTTTTGTATAATCAGGTGTATTTCTATACAAATTTAAATAAGTTTTTCTATCAATTGCTCCTTTTTCAAAATCGTCATTTTGGCCATACATATATTTTAAAACAACTTCTTGTAAAGCCATAACAAATTTTAATTCTTCTAACGATGAAGCTGACTTAAATTCATTCACAATAAAAGAAGCACCCACTTGTTTTATTGTATCATTAGATTTTCCAATCTCCTCAACCTCTTCCATAATATCTTTAGTAAATCTTGATTTTATTTTTGTACAAGTAACATTTCTACTTCTGAGATTAACTACCGTAGCTCCCAATCCTTCACCCATTGATGCTCTATCTATCATACTATTTTTAGAATTGGATTTTTTTAAGAAAGCACTTAGAACATTAGGATCATACACAGCTCCTAGTATTTCACCTAGAAATTGTTTCTTAAATTGTGGTTTTAGTATAGCAATCGTTGTATAAGTAGTTTCCCAACCTTCTCCTACTTTTTGTTCTACATTTGTTATCAAATAAATAAGTTTATCAGCTATATGTTTTGGTAAATAGTTAATAGTAATATAATCACCTATGTTTAGATATGTATTTCCAAATATAGTGACACTTAACTCTCCTCTTATCAAACCACCAGGAGAAGTTTCGTCTGAACCAAATACTTCTTGTTTTGCAATCTTACCAAAATAATCTTTTTTACTTGTAGCCTTCCATCTTTTGTCTTTTGCTAAAAGTTTACTTCGTCTTCTTGATATCTTACCTAATTTTTTTTCATCGGGTGGAGAACTAGATGATTGTTCCTGTTTCCGAAGTGCTCGTTGAACAGAGCTATGCCAAACTTCTTTAAAACTTTTATTTGGGGGATTAAGTTCAAGATTTTGAATTATTTGAGAAGTTTTCTCATATGTAAAATCAACTCTTTTAACTTCATCTTCTTTTTGGTCTTTTTTTAGAGGTTTTGGAAGTGGTATTGGTGAAGTAAAAACACTTTTTGGATCTCCAAAAATAGATTTATCTGGTCCAAACATTTCTAAAAATCTTAATCCAGCTTCATGCTTTTCGTCTGTAAATCTATCTTCTTCTTCTACATCTTGTCCTATTGCTATCATAGATGACATACCACCTTTTGGCATCATAAACGAAAGGTCAAGATTTGATACAATAGAATCTTTAGTAACATTAAAAGTTAAAGTATCTCCATAAGCTGGGTGTAAATTTAAATCAATTATATTAACTGACGAATATGAATCTTCAGCTTTTATTTGTAAATTTAAAATACCATATGAATCATTATTAATTTGACTTAGAATATCTAATAAAGCATCATTAACAGTATTTTTTGATTGAAATGCTTCTGTAATTGTTTTTATTGATATAAATAAATCTCTAAGTGGAATAACTTTAGTTCCGTATGTTTTTTCAGTTCCATTTAACATATTTTCATATAATGATATTCTATAATCATCTAAAGTTTGTTCAACGTCTTCTGGAACTTCTTTGTAGGTAGCTTTACTATTATATCCATTTGCTAAATATTCGGCTGATATAGGATATAGAAATTTACTTAATCCCTCATTAGTATTTGGTAATGTCTGCTGTTTATTAACTAACTTATCGGAATATCTAACTAATGTTTCTTTGGTATTAAATTGAACTTGATGTATATCATTTTTACTATTTTCACTTATCAATGTATTTAAAAATAAATCTTCAAACAACCCATATGATATATATCCAGTTTCTATTTTTGATGAATTACTTCCAAATTGTTGCATTAAATCTTGATAACAAATACCACTTTTAATATTATCTGGACCCAAAACCCCTACTTCATGCCAATTTTTTAATCCTAAGTTTCCAAAAAAGTCCTCTATTACTTGTTGTTTCCCTTCAGTTGTTAATGCGTCGGTAGCAATAAAGTTAGCATTAGTAATCCCTTTCTCTTCTGAAAATCCAGATGATATGACTTCTATTAAAACTTCTTCAAATTTATTAGTAAATAAAAACTTTAAATCATTTTCAGCTGTTACTTCTTTGTCGAGAAGACTAGCATTTTCCGAAACTATTGAAACAGTACACTCGTATCTTTCATCATTAGTATATTTTGCATTAAAATCTTGAACTCTTCCGATTAAAACATCTAGTACTCCAAAATTTTCTTCTTTATAAATCCACCCATCTCTCTGTGCCATTGGAACGAATCCAGTAAAATTAGATCCTTGACCATAAATATATTCTTTAAATTTTTCTAGATAAATATCATCATTTGATACGGATTCTCGTATATCATATAAAATATGATTAGGATCAGACCAACCAAAATCTAAAATTATTGTAGCACCTGGTCTTAAAAAATAAGGTTGATAGATTGTATCAAAGTCGTGTTTATTTTCTACAATAAATTCTATAGTTGCTCTTTTGATTGCTCCTAATGAACCTTCTGTTTTAGTAGTTACAGATGTTATTCCAGCTTTAGGTTTTAAAAACTCACTATTTTTTTGCAACTCATTAATATTGTTTTGATACACTCCAAAACCAAGTGACATAAGTGGTTCTTCATAATCTTTTCCTCTAGCATCATTTAGTGTTTGAAACATTACTTCTTGTCTATTACTACCTGAAATTAATAAAGGTGCCCACATTCTAGCAAATGTAATCCTATCACCTAAGTATTTTTGATAGTTTATTTCTTGTAATGAACCTAACTCGTCTACTTCTTCTACAAAACCCTTTGAAAGTTGTCTGAATTTTTTTATAACATCTGGCTCTACTTGAGATCCAAATAGTCTGTTACTGAATTGTCCCATTTTTTTACTTTATAACTGCTTGTTCTGTTGAAATTGGCACTCTTAACTGAGTTCCCGCTTTGATATTATTAGATTTTAAATTATTTACAGAAGCAACAAACCACCATAAACCCATATCACCATAATATTCTTGTGCTAACAAATCACATCTATCTCCATCTGTAGCAATAAGAAGAATATCAGAGTTTTTTTCTTCAAACTTTGGTAAATGAGATGTACCTATTCGAGAAATATTATTATCGATTATTCTTTTTACTTTATTATATCTACTCATTATTATTCCCAAAATGTTGTTGTTGGTGTTCTATAAAACTGACTCTCTATTGATGGTGATTTTTTACTAACAATTTGATATGATATAGCTATATTAAAAACTCGTGGTAAGAGCTCTAAAGAATTCCAATCACCCTGTTCATTTACAGTATATGATAAAGTTTTAATATATCCAAATTGCCCCTTAGTTTTACTACCGATATGAGCCATAAACATTTCTGTAAAAGGTGGTTTTTTCATTCTTATTTCACCTGATGTATATTCAGGATAAACCATAGAAGTTAGTCTGTTCATTTTTTCATACATAAACTCTTCTTGTTCAAAATTCTGTGGATAAACAGCTAAGTTGAAACTTATATCCCTTTCTGCTCTTTGATATGAATGCACAGGTTCACTTCTACCAATATAATTTGTAGTTGTCCAAGCTGGACTTAAATTTTCTGTTAT